TCCAGTATTCGTAAGTATGATCGGAAGCTGTAGCACCTGCTGCTGGCTTGAAGGTAAATGCACCTGTCGAACTTGTGTAATCTGTTACACGGCGGATAACGCCATCATTAGCGTTGGAAGTAAATACAATCCAGCCACCGTTATATTCGTCATCACCACCAGTAGTGCTAGCATCAACGATTGTTGTGGAGCTTCCAGTTCCTGTTGCGGAACTTGCTGGCGGTTGATCTAGGTTTGCAGCAATAGATCGTCTAACCTGTTCTCTGGTTCTGCTTTGAAACGCAGCCACGATATACCTACTTGTTCTGTCTTCGCCTTCTTCTCCAGTCAGCTATAGATCTTAACCCACCCTTTAGGTCGTCAAGCTTTTCTTTGCTAACTGTATTGGTTTTCGTTACCCGCCTAGCTTCTTCCCTAGCGGTTTCACGTTCTTTATGCAGAAGTTCCTCTAGCTGATTGCCAGTTAATCTTGCTGCGCCCGGAATGTAAACACTCTTTCCGAACCCAACATCAAAAGTCTCTTCTGCAGGGTCCCCTAGGACCCTCTCTAGTTCTTTAGAAAGGCTAACCTGACGATGCCCCGCTTTTCTACCTGCGGACACAGGCAACCAAAGTTGTTGCTTCGCCAAGTTAGCCCCCTAAAAATTAGAACTTGATTGAAAGATCAATCAAAGCGTACTCAGTGTCCGCCGCAGCAGCAAGAACTCTTCCCACCTTGCACTCTACTGAGTTGTCAGCAGCAGATGGATCTATTGCACCGTCAGTAGAAGTATAAGCTTCGTTACCAAGAACAAGAGTCCCGCCAGATAGTACGGCTGCGGGTCCTGCGGTTTGGTTCCAGAAGTATTCTCCCGATGCAATATCGTGAGTTGGTACACCTAAAGCTGGACCGTCAATGTCCGATGCATCCCAAACTTCTACTGAATGTCCAACAGGCTTATGAAGACCTGCTTCCGAAGAAGTGGTAAGCGCAGTCTGAACTGTGTCGTTGTTGTAAAGGTCAATGGTTAAAGTTGCACTTGCAGCAGCACTACTGTGGTCTGCGATTTGGAAAATCTGACCCTCGCCAGCAGCGTCGTTAATGAAAACGTAGCCATCTACATAGTCGCCACGAGTTCTAAAGTCACCTGTGTACTTACCGCTACCTGTAATAGCAGTAGTTTGGTTAGTCAGCTTTATCTGGTTCGCACCAGCAGCAGCAGCTTCAGCAACAGGTATGTCTGTTAGATGCCCTGATGATGTTTGTGAACCCATCGTTACTTTACCAGCCGTAATAGCTTCGGCTGCGTAAGAGTAGTAGAAGACCCGCCCATCGTTATAAGCCATCTTTGTGCCAAGACGATGCTTCTGCGTCGTAGTGGCGGTCTTGTCGTATCCGGGTGAACCAGATACTACAGTTGGAAATGCCATGAGAATTTACCTCGTATTTTTTACAGGCTCTTTAGTCCTGCGATTGCCGATGTTAGAGGACTCGGTTATCGTTACATCCTTTTTTTCAGGAGGACTCTTGCGGAAGCCTCGCTCTAAGTATACGTCTTCATACGAAACGGGGAGATTAGGACATTCGACCCATTCATCCGAATCAGCTTCATATTTCCAGTAGGATCGTTTTGTAACCCCACCAACAGTCATACTTTGCAAGCCAGATTTAACCACAAGAGCCTCCTAATAAAAACTAACTTATGCGCTAGTTGATGGGTTTCCGATTTCGTACTGGATTGCAGCACCACGGGTGTCATCAACTTCAAATACTGCGTAATCTTCAGTGACAACTACTTCAAACGCTCGCAGGGAAATGTCCCGCTCACGCTCTTCTCGCCTTGCCCTTGCAGCAAGATGACCCATAGCTGTCTTATCAGCGATAACTCCATAACCAGAATTATCGGTTACGGTTTGAATGTTTCCATCCTCAAAGAACGGAACACCTGAAAGCTTAATGCCTGTCCAGTAATCTTTTACTGCTGGCTTGTTAAAAGCGTCAGGGAGTGGATAGGTAGCAAGAGTGTTACCTACATCAGTTGCCAACTTCCAAAGAGCATTAGGGTGGTGTACGACAAAAATGTCGGAACCAAACTGATCTGCCTTTGCGGTAGCAATAACTGCCGATGCGTTAGCAAGGGTAAAGTTTGCGTTGTCAGCACCAAGCTTTACAGCCCCGTTTAGGGTTGGAAACAAAGCAATGATGTCTGTGTCCTTTTTGCGCGCCATTGCATCACCCATCTGGCGACCAATGATCTTGAACACATCTTCGTTGTTCTGCTGGAGAAGAGTGTCGGTAACAATTACCTTCAGTCCTACTTCAGCGGTAGTAGCGGTGACAGTTGATACATCAATGTCCTCGCTGTCCACCATGTCACGACCTTCTACCAAGTCCTCAGCATCCATCTGGGCGACCTTGGGGATCGTGAGTTGATATTCACCTTTACCAAGGCTGAACTTTTCAATAAGTCCTACCATTGGCGCATTATGCTCTTCGGTATACCTAGCCGAAGCAAGCATAATTCGTGACATATTTTGTAAATTACCAGTTGTACTGGTCTGTACAGAAGCCATTTCTTATACCTCAGCCAAAGATAGTCATGCCTAACCGCTGCGCGGCTGAACGTGCCATCTCAGTTGTTATTGCAGCATCACCTGCGTTGTATCTATCTAAAACGTCTTCGGCATTTGTGGGTGCTACGTCAGCAGAAGGTGCGCTACCTGCGAGTTGTTGGGGTGGAGTCACCTGTTGGATTCTCCCCTCCAAACCTTGAATCCTAGAAAGAGCCTTCGCGTGCCGTTCCATAGATACAGGGTCAGGAAAGTCCTGTAACTCTGCATATGGAACCTTGTACTGACTCGCTAACTCGTAAGCCTTGGCAAGTTGAGTCCTAGTATTTAGCTGGGCTTCAACTTCCCTTTGCTTCTGAGTAACATTCTGAGCCTCAAGTTTCGCCGTGTATGCTTCCTTCGCCATGTTTGCGTTCTGCTGTGCTATTTGCCCAGCGGTCACATCATCCATGCCTTGGTTGATATACGTCGTGCGAAGCTGCTGCTCATAAGCCTGAACTTCTTGGTTCAGGTTATCTAAGTTTGCGCGTTGTTCAGCTTGTACGCGTGCTGTTTCTGATTCTTGTAGCTTTCCTTCCAACTCAGCCATTCGCCTGTCGGTGGACGACTGATACTTACGGAACTCCTCACTTGACTGTACTGGTGTCGATGCCTCAGACCGTGGTTGAGGTTCGGACTCTGCAACAACCTCGATAGATTCACTACTCTCAACCTCTGGCGTTGGCTGCTCAACTTGTTCTGTTACTGTCTCAGTTTCAGTCGGAGCAGGTGTATCCAAAGGAACTTCAGTAGTTTCCACCTGAGATTCTGTACTTATGTCGTTACGCTCTGTAACCATATTTTCTTTGTCTCCGAGATATAACACCAGTTAGATGGCACATCTCACTTGTTTAGGTTTACAAATAATAAGGCAAGCTAGTTAGCTATGGCAACTTCCTGCGCGTACGTTTCCCCACCTATATTTCTCTGCATCTCGCGAGTCTCTTCATATAGTGAGGGATCAAAGGGCGCAGCTTCAAGGCCGTGCCTGCGAACGACCTTTGCCTGAAGTTCCCTTGCTTGGGTAACTCGTTTTACCCAGCCCGGAGATTCACCCGTTGTAGTTTTTAGGTCAAGCAACTCCATCGGCAAGGGGAGCATGTACATGTTTGCAAGAATATACTCACGCTCTATTTCAGTAAGACCGTCAAGGTATATCTGTTCAAGAAGTTCAGCATATTCATAGGCTGAGTTCGATCCTGCAAATGTTGCGGGATCATAAAGGCTGTCCTTGTACTCATAGAACTCCTGTTGGGAAACCCTTAACGGGTATTCATCCTCTCGCCCTTGGTCATCAGCACCGAAAGCTTGGAGTCTAATTCCTCGCTTCTCCTTGTTGAGATCGTGGTATCTCTTGGAAATCTGATAAGACTTCTGCGTATCGCTGATATTAGGGTTACTTAAAACCTTTTCCATCTCATCAAGGAACAACGAGTTAAGAGCGTAGTTGTTCTCCGAGTATTCACTTGGAGAGAATCTACTCTCTTCGTAGTAAAGCATGTCGATAGACTCCTGCTCAAAAGGCCATGCTTCCGTGTAGTTTCTACCAAGGGCTTCTAGTGCAAGATCATTCTTGTCGGGATATATTGCAACGTTCAAACCTGCAAGTGAAGGTAATAGTAGTGATGCTGCTGAACTTGTACCAAGCTGTTCTGCTGCATCACCTACTTCCTGTATCCATAGAGGTGCCCACTCTTGCAGGGTCTTAAGGTCAGTTGGGAGGAATGCTCGTTCAGCGTCTATATCTTCACCATAGAAGTTTCTACCCGTAACAAGCGTGTCTACAGTTCTCACGGCTGGGCTGAACTTCATGTTAAGGAAGTCTGATGAGACATCCCAAAGGTTCTTATCGTATTCAACGCCTGTGGCTGACAGAAGTTTACCGCGGAACGGCTCGCCTTCTGTTGCTCCTTGGAGAGATACGCTTCCCGCCCTGAATATAAACCTGAATACAGAACCCATTCCCGCAGTTAAGTCGATATTTGTCCTACCCTTAGTAAGCTTAAGGAAGTCTGACTTGCGGTGGTCGGTTCCTACTTGGAAGCCATTCAGCGAAAGCAATGTGGCT